TTATTGAACTAACCTTAATTTTTCTTTTTGATTAATATTATTTTTAAAGTCTTTGTCATATGCCTCTAGCTCATTAATCAAGTTTTGTGCCATGTTATCAGTTACATGTGTATATATCCTTAATGTCATATTACTATCAGAATGACCTACACGCTCTTGAATAGCTTTTAAGGGGATTGCATGCTGTGCTAAGATAGATACATGAGTATGACGCATTGTGTGTGTTGTGACACGCTTTGTGATATTGGTAATCTCTAGCGCTTCTTTTAAGATATAATTTATCTTATTAGTTGAAAGGGGATTACCTTTTTTATTTGTGAATATGAAATCACGTTCTAAAAATTCGGGGTCTAATTCATTGAATTGCTTGTACTCGTATAATTCCTCAAAAATTTCAACTGCTCGTGCTGTAATACCAATCTTACGCATACTTGAACCCGTTTTTGTAATATCTTTCACGCCATATCTTTCTGTAATGGGGTCTTTTCTGTCTACTAATGTACCATTTACATCAATAAACCGCTTCGCGAAATTAATATCTTTAAACTGTAACGCCAATACTTCACCAATACGCATACCAGTAAGCAATTGTATTTCTAGTGCTTTATATGCTGAATAATATGTTTTAGCCCATGCATATTTGTAATTTTTGTCATACATTTTCTGTAAAGCATTAAGTAACTGGTGCTGTTCCAGCTCATTTAGATAGTTCTCACGCTCTTCAATTGTTTGTTCATAGGTTTTCTTATTGCTAGGCAACTTCACACGCTCAATAGCTGTTATATCATTCATACCATACACATCACGCACGTACTTAAATACAGACATCAATCTATTCTTATGTGACTTCACTCGTGAATAGCTAACACTTTTAGCCCATGTATCAATTAAATCTTGCATATACTGGTAATGCACATTAACAATTTTAATATCCTTTTCAATATCATGCTTCATAGATTCAATTTCATACTTATATGAGTTCACGGTGCTTTGTTTTAAGTTATCTGATTTAATAGCGCGTTCTAACCAATCGCTCATGGCGTCATGTAGCGTAAGATTCTTTAATTCTTTTGTGTTTCTATCCTTGAGCTTCATCTCTATTTTGTTTTGTAATAGCTTTCTAGCTTCATTTTGATATGGTTTAGTATCTTTGTTCATAGTTACAGAAACTTCGCGCCATTTGTTTGTGAGTGGGTCATTATACTTCTCAAAGAACTCGTAACGTTTAACTCCAGATTTACTCACTTTTTCTTTTACATACATTAGTTATCACTATCCTCGTTATCCTTAAAAGCTCTATCTTCCATAATTTTTAATTTATTTATTCCGTAACTATAATCCACTTTTTCATTTGTGAGCGTATTATTTTTCAACAATTCGGGATTATTAAAAATATGCATTTTTACAATTTCATCTAATACAGACTTAATACTCGATTTAATATTATTATTCAATTCAACTGTGTATGTTTGATTATAAATATTGATTGTGTATTCTAAATTATTCTTTTTATCAGCTAACATATAGCTTAAGTTATCTATACTTTTCTTACTTTTAGCAAACTCATATTCAATCGTTAACAAAATATCATTTAACTCTTTTAGCATATCTTGACTTATATTGTTACTTTTAGACACCATTTCTTCTAAAACAGATTTTGAATTGGCACCAGCTCTTCCAAATCCAAATGCTAACTTAACCAATATTTCATCTTTTGGTTCTGTTTTTAATCCATTTTCTATTTTATATATATAAGATTTACTAACATGTGATAATTGTTCTAGTTTTGTCGCTGATAAATTATATTTTTGTCTTGTCTTTTTGATAAAATCTCCTAAATCTTTCATCTAATCACCTCATATACATTATTACCATAATTTCAATCAAAAATATATAAAAACCTTGCTATTTTTTTCACTGTGTTATATCATTTATTTATCACAGTGAAAACTATATTGTGTATCACTATGATAAAGGAGGATGAAAATGAAATTGTATGCTAAGGGAAATTTAATCCGTGAACTTATGTTTTATAAAGGGATAAATCTACATGATTTATCATCAATTATAAACTGTAGCTATAGTCATCTGAGTTATATCCTTAATGAACAAAGACCTATTAGTCCTAAATTAGCTAAAAAGATTGCAGATTATTTCGAAACACCTATAAAAGAGGCTTTTCAAATAATAGAGGAGGTGAAATAAATGAATCAAACAATAAATATCGTGCCTCACAGAGACAATACAATTATAAGTGACAAACAAGTACCGACGATTGAGCCTATTTATGCAAGAGTAGCGCAATTAAGTAAAATATATGCACTCAGTCAAAGCACAGTGAACAAATACGTTAAAGAAGCAGAAGCAAGCAACGACTTTGAGTATATAGTCAAACGCCCGTCACCTTCGATATGCATAGTAGAAATCAAGGGTTTCAAATCATTTCTTGAAGCACGACAAAAGAAAAGTTTTCAAAAAATAAGTAAATAATGGAGGAATTAAAATGAAAATTTATGACAAAGGTAGCACAGTATATCTACAAGCAGAAACAGAATTAGAAGCTGAGGTATTAAGAAACAATAGCGAGCAGTTAGAACAGAAATTCGATGAAATGGTATCAGAAGCAATAAAAAAAGCGCAACGCTAGAAGCCGACCAAAGCAATAGCGTTACGCAAAGATTAAATTAATAACCCGCTTCTCATATTAGCAGTTACAAAGCGATTTTAAAAGTTGTTTACTACTAATAATAGGCGGGTTTTATCTTAAGTATTAAACCACAGGAGTGATTTCGTGATTGTAAAACAATATTCTGATTATAAAATCAGATTTATAAATAAAAACGGTGAGTATTGGGCAGTGGCAAGTGATGTAGCTAAAATTTTAGGTTTCAGAGACGCGCATACTGCCGTTAGATATTTACCTACACATGTAAGAGGTACTCTTAAAGGGCGTACCACATCAGAAAAAACTAAAGCTAGAAAATATCAAGACTATACAGTCATTAATGAAAAAGGCATTTACCGCTTAGCCATGAGATCAAACAAACCAGAAGCATTAGACTTCCAAGATTGGATTTGCGACATGCTCGTTGGACTGAGACAAGGTGCAGGCTTACAACCATATAATGCCTTCGACATGTTAGATAAGCAACATCAAATTGGCGTTATGGATTTGCTCAATAATAACTATGAAGATATTTCAGACAAAGTTTTTATGAAAGCAAATACTATTGCCAATAAGGCAGTTTCAACAATATACGGCTATGACAAAATGATTAACAAAGGCATCATGACTGGAGAAATGAAGCAACTACGACAAATTATCTTAAATGATACCGTACAACTCATTATTACTGCTCAAAAGTTCAACCTGGACATATCTATCAGCAAGACAATATACGATAAATACATTTACAGAAAGGGGGTCGCTTAATTGTCCACCAACACAATTAGCATTAACGAAAAGAAATATTTTAGTGGTAACAAGTTTTTATTTTATGACTTTGCCACTTACTTATACAAAAAATATAAAGGCTGTCAGATTAACGGGCAGCCTCACTATTTTAACGGTGAATATTATCAACTATTAGATATAAGCACCTTGAATCAAATTACATTAGTGGAACTTCCTAATTTAAGTATAAAGCAAAATAATGAAGTATTCCATAAACTGAAAGCCTTATGTAGCCGAAATGCAAAAGATGAAGCGGGCTCAAAATACGTTGGTGTTAAAAATGGAGTGTTCAATCTTGAAACGAAGCAATTAGAGCCATTTTCAGAGCATTTAGTGATTACTTCGACTATTAATACCAATTACGACCCTAATGCTCAAAGCGACCTATTAGAATCGTTTATACGTGAAATATCAGATGATAACAAAGACATTGAAACACTATTATATCAAATGGTCGGTTATACATTGTATTCAAATAATAAATTCGGCGTAGCTTTCTACTTATATTCTAACGGCTCGAACGGCAAAAGTAGTTTGATGCACGTTATTAACGGTTTGGTAGGCGAAGAACACACAACGTCACTCTCAATCAAAGAGCTTACAGACAAATTCAGCAAAGCACATTTATACGGTTCACACTTGAACTTAACTGATGATGTCGATACAGACGCCATTATCAATAATACAGGTATCTTGAAGTCATTGATTACTGGTGAACGAATTAATGCACAACTTAAATATGGTTCTCCATTTGATTTTGTGCCAAGAACTAAATTTATCTTAGCTGGTAACGACTTATTTTCAACGTCAGACGATAGTTACGGATTCTTCCGTCGTCTTATTATCGTTCCAATGACACGCACCTTTGACAATATAAGCAATATTAAAGACCCATTTATATTAGATAAGCTCAACACAGATGAAGCTAAGTCAGCATTGCTTAATAAGGCTTTGAATGGATTATTGGAGGCTATCAATAATAAAGGTATAACTGAACCCGAAATATCAAAAGAGTACAAAGCACAATACCGTACAGATAATAGCCCGATAAGACAGTTTGTAGCTCATTCAGAAGAACAAGATATATCACTTTTTCTAGGTAGAACAACAACAAAGGCATATCAAAATTATAAAAATTGGTGTCTTGAAAATGGATTCAAGGCAGTAAATAGTAATAAATTTGGCAAACAACTCAAACAAATCGGTTATATGTCTAAACAATTCAAAATGCCAGTAATAAATCAAAACAAGAGAGTATACATCAAGGACAATGAAACAACGGCAATTTATAACGATAATGGTAAATTCATAAAAAATATAGAGTAACACAAATACAGCGAGTAACAGTATAAATGTTACCTACTCAAACACTGATATATAAAGGCTTTAACTACTTTAGTAACTGGTAACATCTAAATATAAAAGTATATAAGAAATAATAAGTAAATATATAGAGGTTTTCTGAAGATTTCTTGTTACCTTGATATTTTGTTTATAAACCTTTTCATATCAACGTTCAAACACGTAATTTTAACTGTTACTTAGTTGATACTCTGTTACTACTAGCATTTATGCCGAGAAAATCTATTTGGTGATGAGAGCCCTTAATTAGACTAAAAGCGGCAGCGGTCAGATAGCGTCAAGCTATCAAATCGACCGACTGCTTAGCTTTAGGATTATTAAGGAGCGCAGAATCGTCGGCAAATAGAGGAATTGGAATAAAGCGTTATTAAGTAAGTGAATAAGTAATTGTAAATTAACCAACCAATTATATGCGTACATGTTTTAAGCGTTCCTTTATGTCGCTTAACAACTGGACGCCAACAATCGAACGAAGTGAGTGCGTAGGGAATTCAAATATAGGAGGTAATAACATGAATAATGATTTTTACAATGTAAGTGACGAAGCAAGGAAAGTAATTAACGAAGTGATCGATACTTTAGACGGTGCAATCAATGACAAACGCGTATTATATCCAGTAACTATAGATAAAGGAAATGGTGAGAGCAATTTACACTTTGAATACCGTGAGCAACACTTACAGTCAACAATTGAGTGGGCTATTGATTATATGGGTGGCAACATTGATTTAGACGGTGATTCCAATGAACATAGTAATTTAGGAGGTAATCGTCATGAGTAAAGAATCAGTTAGCTTAGGTACACAATGGATATTAAATGACATATTAGAGCAAATTGATGATGCACTAGCAACAGACAGTGAATCAATTACAACTTTAGAAATTTTTAATAACAATGACGAATTAACTAGCAGAAAAGAAATGAATAAAACTGAGTATTTAAAGCATACTTTAGAAGTTATTAGAGAGCAAATATCAGACAAATTTGATTTAGATGAGTATTGATTTAAGGGGGCGATATAATGGCGGTGTATAAAGATGAACAACGTGGCACATGGTATTTACAGACCTCATATAAGGATTTAAACGGGAAGCGGGTACAACTTAAGCGTCGAGGATTCCAGCGCAAAAAAGACGCTCTAAATGCCGAAAACAAACTCATTGAAGAATACAAAAACCCATATATAGATTTAACATTCGAAAAATTAGCACAACTTTATATGGATTACTCTATCGGACACAAGAAGCAGCGTAGCATTACAAATCAAAATAGTTTAATAAATACCGTGCTTATTCCATATTTCAAGAATTATAAAGTCAAAGATATTAAGCCAGTTGATATAGATACATTTTATCGTGAGATATTGCCGAAATATTCAAATGCCACCATGAAAAATATAAAAACTAGATTGTCAGCAATATTAAATTACGGTATTTCATTTTATAATTTACCTAAAAACCCAGCAAATATTGTTTCTCTTCCTAAAAAACAGGAAGAGAGGCATTTAAAATATTGGACTGTGGAACAATTTAATACTTTTGTTAGTTATGTTGATGACATTTTATATAAAACGATGTTCAATGTATTATTCTGGACTGGATTAAGAAAAGGTGAAATGTTGGCATTACGTGTATGCGACATAGACTTTGATAACAAGACGATATATGTTGAGAATAGTTGGAATGGTACTGATATAACATCTGTTAAAACAACCGCTTCAGAGCGTCGTATAGGTATACCAGACCATTTATGTAATAAACTCAGTGAATTAATCAATTATCATAAATTTTGTTATGGGTCAGTTAAACAAAGTACTTTCTTGTTTTCAGTGCGTAATCCAACAGTTCCAATGTCGCCGACAAACGTAAATGTGCAACTGAAAAAAATTACTGCTAAATCAGAATTACCACGTATTCGTGTACATTACTTTAGGCATTCACATGCAAGTCTATTAATTAATAATGGCGTATCACTTTATGTTGTATCACGTCATTTAGGACACAAAAGTATACAAACTACCGCTAACATATATGGACATCTATATCCAAGTAGCGAAGCGGTTATTACAAATGTACTAGACAATATTTATAAAACTGATAAAGGGGAGGTGATACTATCGTAAGAGTTAAACTATCTGATTGGACAAGTGAAGAAAAGCTATTACTCATTGAGGGTTGGTCGAAAGATGGACTTACCAATGAGCAAATAGCACACAATATGGGAGTGCACCGAGCAACACTCCATAAATGGCAAAAAAAGGTAACCGACATTGACAACGCCTTAAAAAGAGGTAAAGAAGTTGTTGATAGAGAAGTAGAGAACGCATTGTTTAAAAATGCTGTCGGCTTCCACTATACAGAAGAACAACTCACTGATACTGGTGAAATTGTGCAAGTGAGCAAATACCATAAACCAAATACAACCGCTCAAATATTTTGGTTGAAAAATCGTAAGCCTAACATATGGAGAGATAAACAAAATATAGAGCATGGCGGAAGTATTGAAAACAATGTAAATCATTATGCAAATTTATCAGAAGCGGAATTAAAAAAATTAGCAGGTTATGAGAATTAACCAATAGGTAAAAGAGATGGCGTAATTAGCTTATTAACATTTAGGATCATTTTTGTATATAGACTTTTTGAAGAACGACGCAAAAGTAAAAAATCGATAAGCATAATAAATACTATTATTAAAGACAAAAAAGAAAGATTAAATATAATATATATGTCCTTGAACATATTTAAAATCAAACCTTTTAAAGAGGATAAGGAGAAAACATTTATAAATGATAATTATGAAACTATGGCGTTTACAATTAGTCATTTAGAAAATAATAACTTTGTTGAAAAGATACAAGGTATAAGAGATGAATATAGCAGTTTTTTATTTTCTAAGTTAGAAATGCTTGAGGATTCAGATATAGAAAATATCAAAAATAGAATAAAGAATATAGATGAGTTAATTTTTCAGACAAATCAAATCTACAACTTAGTACCAGAAGAAATAAGAAAAATCAAAGTATAATTAAAGTAGAAGAGTATTTAAAGGAGGGCATAAACAAACACTTTAATGGAGAAAAGTCGAATAAAGAAGAGTTTTGGATTGCCTCTGCGCTATATACATTTGAAAAGTTTGAGGAATACAAAGAATCGATTAAAAATATAGATATATTGATACAGCGCCTCACATTAAGTTGTGGGGCTTTTATATGTTTATTGCTAACAAATAATATATTTATCTAAATAACTCCTTTGAAATATAAGCGTACCTCTACTAATTCATATATTTTAATGCTATACTATAAAAAAGAATTACCTACTAGGTAAGAGATTGGTGACTGAC